CACCCGAAGTGAGCCACGATGAAAGTGTCAGAAATAATGCAGGAGCAAGGACTAAGCCTAATAGGAAATTGGGATGGACCAACCGCGCGGTTCAAACTGAAGTTGAAGGCGCGGTTTCACCAGGTCCGGTGATCCCAACTGACGCATCCAGTCCTGAATGGCCGCAAGACGGGCGTTGTCATAAGCATAAAGATACTGATAACTAGCCAGAGTCTCGACGGCCACACTGGCCTTTAGATGGCGAAGAGCATAGCTGTGTTTCTCGAGGTAGACGGGCAAATACTTCTCTGCTGTAAATTCCATGCCGCAAAATTCGTGACCAATGGTCGCGACCTTGATAAGAGGGCCAAGGCGCGAAAGAGCTTCCATATAGGCCGGGGTATTATCAACGCGATCCTGGATAGTGTCATCGCCCATGGCTATGATGGAACCAATTCCACCAGCCAGCTCGTGAAAGCTGAGCTGGAGAATTGAATTGACAAGTATAGTCAATTTCCAGCCAGAGGGCAAGACACCGTCGTGAGGATGGTGAAAAGATACGCCCGGCGCAGTGAAAGTTTTGGCGCCTAGCATTGAGCAACAGTGGTTATAAACAACAGTGGAGTTAGCCGGGTCAACCAAAGAAGAGAAGAGCTCAGCTACGAACTCCATCATCCAAGGTTGGACAGTCCAGTCAAAGCTGGACTTATCAGTGCACAAGTCCTTGTTACGAATGTGGGACCACAAAGTGCGCAGGCCACCTGGAAGGTTAGGGGCCCAACCAATGGCTATACCATTAGAAAGGCAATCGGCCTGAACCGACCGCATGATAGGCCGAAACATAAGTTCGGCCACAAGCTGATCGGTACAACCAACGCCGGAAATGATACGCCATCGATCGGATTCGGCCTTAGCTCGTTTGTGGGGCTCCTGTTTGATAAAGGGAAAAATGTCGTCTGCCTTTCGACCCTCTTCAAGCTCCTGGAAGCGCTTGACCACAGCCGCGTAAAGGTTATGGACCTCAAGGCCCAAATATCCCAAACACGGCTCGTAGCCAAAAACACAACCATTAGTAGAGCCCAAAGATTGCCACGGATTACCAGGTGAAGAAGTTGGATCTAACACAGGCGAGTCATCTACAATGGAGGAGATGAAACTTCGGAAGGACTCGAAGGTGGCGAGCTCGGGGAGTTCTCGCCAGGGCCCACGAGGAGGTAGGCATCGGGATCCCGAAGTAAGTCTTTCATTAAAGATTTTCGCTGTGCGAGTGATAGCTTCTCGATCTGGAGGGTGGCATCGACCCCGGGCGGCACTAGCGATTCCCGCGTGGACGCGGAGTGAGGCGCGGAGGGCTGCGGGGTCGAGGGGTTTTGGGGGTTCGACGTAGTTTTTCGTCTCCGGGAAGAGTTTCTGGATCGACGTCGGCGCTTCGGCGAAGACTTTGCGGCCGTCGAGGGAGTCGTCGGCGCCACCGTCGTCGAACGAATCGGCGTAGTCGGTGGAGACGAATCCTTCAATGGGGGGGGCAACAACAGAGAATCGTCGGGCGTCGGCGGTGGCGCTTTGTCGGACCCATTCGGCTGTGCGGACGAGAGCTTGTTTCCTTGAGGATTGACGTCTTTCTCTGGTAGAAAGGCCTGGATCGTCTGGTTTGACGGCTTGCTCACGCTTGGACCCGCAGGGTGAGCGCCGCGATTGAAAAAACCCGGTAAATAGCGGGAAATCACGGCGTCAGCTTCTACGGATTCGCGCACGGCAAACGGTTCCTGACGGGGGCGCTCAGGTATAGCTTGGAGACGCTGAGAGGCAGCATCAATCTCCATACGAGCAGCCGCTAACAAATCTTGAGTTTGTTGAGAAACCGGCGGACGCACATCGGCATGGGAATGTCGATAGCGCTGCCAATTTCGAGCGACTTGAGCATCGTCGGCAGATTTTTGCATGATGTGACTGAGCTTCAGGTTAGATTCCTTAAGCACAGCACTAGCGTTTTCCAATTCACGCCTGAGGACATCAATATCAGAAGACAGTTGAAAGTTGGATTGCTGGTCACGCAGAGCCAAGGAATGATTAGAGGCATGGTTAAGAATGTCTATCATTACCTTAAGCTCGTTGTAGCGACGCAATATAATAGCATATTCCGTCACAGCATCCAACACTGCTTGTGGTCTCAAGTTCTCAGTAGGCAGGGGAATGGGATCCAGATTTTCACGTCGTGCCAGAGGCTCGGGCCTGCAAGAAGCATAGCTCGAGCTTGAACTCTTGGTAGAGACGAAAGAAGAGGTAGAATCCGAATCGTCAGAATCAGTATCAGAGACAGGAGTTTTATTCGTTTCACGCTGAGCCAGTTGATCTTCATCGGCCCATTTGGACACTTCAGCCCAAGAAGCGCCCTGCTCGAGAAGCTCCTGATTCTCTTCGTAACTACGCAAGAACGTGGGTTCAGCATACTCGAAAAAGTCCTCAGCTTTCATTTTACGAAGCTGTCCAGAACGAGATCGAATATACACATCCTCATCATATTCCATGAATTGGTCAATGTCAGAGGATTTGCGTGATGTACTAGAGGAAAAGGCAGCAGTCTCGCGGCGGGACAAGACAGGGTGAAAATAGTCGCCCAAAGCAGGCCAAATCCAACTTCCAGAGTTTACTTTGCTGGGTATAGAGGTCATGTGAATGGCAACAACCTTGCGGCCCAAAAAGATCGGCGCACCGGAAAAACCGGGGAGGGTGTCAGCGGTATGTCCGCAAGTAAGAACACCCTCACGACCGCTCATGGCCGCAATGGTACCGTTAGAAGAAAGTACAGTGTCGTCATCACGTAAACCACCAGCATGGATAGTAATACCCTGGTTGTTTAGGACTCGAGATTGAAGTTTGGCTGGAGAAGCGTGCATCTTCTGCATTACTCCCTTAGGGACTTGCAATACCACCAGGTCTATTTGTGGTCCTTCCAACTCCCTATCCCCAGTTACCTTGAATTTCAGTTCGGTATGGCCCTTAGCTACATAGTACTCGCCAGCTGTTTCGACGTTGTGCTGAGCAGTAACAATCTCACCGTCGCGCACAAAGAAACCCTGTCCGACCGCGGTGACGTAATCATCGTTAAGACGACGGTAAACGATCACCTGACAGTCTGGCAGAGGCGCGCCGACTATGAAATCAGTTTTCTTCTCACGCACGCTCATCTCATTCAGCAGTTCAAGTTTGAAGCCAGGGAGATACGTACCCAGAAGGCAGTAACCAATCGTTCGTGAAATCCAGAGGAAAATGGGGCACAAAATGAAACAGACTGTCATACCGATCATAGTGACGAGGAAAAAGAAAAGGAAAGCGTAATGAAAATACGCGACCATAACTGGATCGACGTCAAAAGAATCGGTAGAAGAGTAGAACCGTTCATTTTGCAGGGTTGCTGCGGCCGTTCTAGTCAACAGCCACAGCGAAAACGTTAAGCCCAAGGACAGAGTGAATAACTGCATTGTATTACTCAAG